TTTTGGAGTGAAAACTTCTTCCGCGAAACAGGGGAAACTTATGAGTGATTACACATGTGATAACTGGGTCGTTATCAAGATGAAAGGCGATGATCCTCACTATCGTCTTCTTGTTGGTTCATCTGGTGGTTACTTAGATGGCGACAGTTGGCGTATGAACAGTGGCATCACAAAGGTAGAAGAGAGCGAAGAGTACTACTACTTTTCTGGTTCTAGTGGGTCTCAATATCGTTGTTATAAAGAGTTTTATCGGTTAAGAATGAACAATGCTCATATCTGGACAAAGTTGCAAGAACTTCATGGCGACAAAGTTGAGATGATGCCAGAAGATACTGATTGGATGAATATGGATTGGATTATCAATGGTTGAAATTACTGAAGCAGAATTCAAGCAGTTTGAAGTGTTAAAGAAAATCTTTATTCACTCTAACCCAGAAACCTTTGCAGGTGTGTATTTTATTTGTGGGGAATCAGGTGATAAAGATGCTAATGGGTTGCCAGAAAATATAATGGTTTGCCCAGCATACGGCGCTGATTTTAGAACGACAATGTTATATAAGAAACGAGATAACGGTGAGTAGTATGTTTAAACTATCAGATATGGACTATGTTAGAGGTTCGATCGCTAACGCATTAGCCGAAGATATGACATTGAACGATTTGTGGAAATGTGCTGCTCATGCTAAGACTGCTGAAGACTTTGATACGGCAGTTAATCTTCTTGCACAAATGATAGAATAATTGGTGTGATGAATGTAGGGCAGGAGAAACAGAATGACTAAACTTGAAGAACTAAAAGCTGCTTATGAAGCTGAACTAAAGAAGCAAGTCAAATGAGTATGAAAAGTAAATGTGATCAATATGATGTAGCAGTCAAGGAGTTGTTCAGTCTGCTTGACGCCACTGAAGAAACTGACGAAGGTCGTGAGTTTCATCCAGTAAGAATCGTCTGTTGTCGTAATGATATAACTGAAAAACTTGAGAACGTCTTGGCTACATTAAAAAGCACGATGGAGGATAAAGGATGAAGTTTACACACCAACACAGTGACGGCACAAAGATTGAAATAGAAATGGCAGAACATGCGTCTATGGATAATGTTCTTGAAGAGTTTCAAAACTTCCTTCGTGCTTGTGGATACGTAATTGAATACAATCAATGTTTAGTTTTGGAGAATATAGATGAGTAGATTTATTGCAGCAATGGACCACAGTGGCGGTTCAACAGGTGGCGTACTAGAACGTTATGGTCGTGAGTACACAGAAGATACCAAAATGGATCGTGTACACGAAATGCGTATGCGTATGGTTAACTCACCTGACTTCAACGACAAAAACATCTGGGCAGCAATCCTTTACAAAGATACAGTTGAACGCGGTATGGTTAACATCTTGGATAAAATGGGCATTGACACATTTTTAAAGATTGATAGTGGCTGTGAGGAAAACGGTATGCTCAAACAGTTTCCTGTAAAGCAAATGCTAGAGTTTGCTACATCTGCCGATGAAAATGGTGCAAGCATTGGACCTAAAGTATATGGCACAAAGATGCGTAGTATTGTTAAAAGTTTAGACATGGCACATCCAGTTCTTAAACAGCAGTTTCAACTAGCACAAACAATTAGTGAATATGGACTTGTGCCAATCATTGAACCAGAAGTGCCTATTGACCATCTTGAGAAAGAACTAATCGAACAAGAACTATATACTCAATTAGAAGAGCAACTATACAGTAAAGACTTTCCTGTTATCCTTAAACTGACTCCGCCCGAAACACCCAACTTATATCACAACCTAACAGTTAACCACAATGTAGAAAAGGTTGTGTTCCTAAGTGGTGGATATCCAACAACGGAAGCGTGTCGTAGACTAAGTGCCAATGATAATGTAACTGCTAGTTTTAGCAGAGCATTGAGTGAAGGATTAAATTATAACTTGACAGATGACGAATTTAATGCTAAAATAAAGAGTAACATTAAACAAATAACAGAGGCAAGTTAATGGCAAATTATATCCTAGTAGACACTGCTAACACATTCTTTCGTGCAAGGCATGTAGTACGGGGCGATATTGACACTAAAGTCGGCATGGCTTTACATATTACATTAAACAGCATTAAGAAAGCTTGGCAAGACTTTGATGGTACTCATGTTGTGATCTGCTTAGAAGGTCGTAGCTGGCGCAAAGACTATTACGAGCCTTACAAGCGTAATAGACAAGTTGCTCGTGATAAGTTAACAGTACAAGAGAGTGAAGAAGACACAGCGTTTTGGGAGATCTTTGACGAGTTTAAGAACTTTATGACAGAGAAAACTAACTGTACTGTTATTCAACACAAGCAACTAGAAGCAGATGATCTTATTGCAGGTTGGGTACAATCACATCCTAACGACAATCATGTTATTATTAGTACTGACGGTGACTTTGCACAGCTAATTGCTCCTAATGTAACACAGTACAACGGTGTAAGTAATACTATTATTACACACGAAGGCTACTTTGACGATAAGAAGCGCGAGCCTATTATTGATAAGAAGACTAAAGAAGCAAAGCCTGCTCCGCAGCCTGACTTTATGTTGTTTGAAAAGTGTATGCGTGGTGATACTAGTGATAATGTGTTTAGTGCTTACCCTGGTGTACGCAAGAAAGGCACTAAGAACAAAGTCGGTCTTATTGAAGCATATGAAGATAAAGGCACTAAAGGCTTTAACTGGAATAACATGATGTTACAACGCTGGACTGATCACGAAGGCGTAGAACATCGTGTACTAGATGATTACAATCGCAATGTTGTATTGTGCGATTTAACTGCACAACCTACAGATATTAGAGAGATTATCGATACAACTATTGCAAATGTAGAACCTAAGGACATTAGTCAAGTTGGCATGCGTCTTATGAAGTTTTGTGCAAAGTGGGATATGCAACGAGTTGCAGACCAGGCGCAATATTATGCGCCATCATTACAAGCGAGGTATCTTAAATGAATGCAAAAGAAATATTAAAGAACAAATTTTGGATTGTTGAAGACAAGGGTGTAAAATTTGGCACCATTAGTTTAAATGAAGATCAATACATATTAAGTACTCCAACTGGTACTAAGTTTTATCACAACGAAAAATCACTTAATAAAGCACTTGATAAAAAATTAAACTGGAGTGATTTAGAAATAACTGAAACATACAGCAAAGAAGTACACGGGTATCCTACTAATTCTTCGCCATTTAATCCTATGTATGATGTAAAACGTAAACTTCCATTATTTACTAAGAGTGATAAAAGTAAAAGTCTATATTGCGCAGGTTACTATATTATTAAATTTGATAAAGGATGGGTTAAATCGTTTTGTCCTAAACAGATCACTGTAGAACGCTATGCAACTAAAGGACCGTTTAAAACAGAAATTGAAATGCGTCAGGAGTTAAGTCGTGTCAACCGTTGAACCATTAAACACTGCACCTATACAGCAGTTTATACAACAAACTAAAAATGCCGACACTAGTAATCAACTAGAGATTAAACTAAATATTGCCCAAGCTAAACGTCTAGCATTTACATTGGGCGAAGTTATGACAAGACTAAATGGCGATCTTGAACAATTACTTGCACGAAAGAACAGTGGTGCAGATGATGTGATTCAAATTAATATGGACGGCGGCAGTAAGTGGTAATACTATAAAAAGAGATAAATATATGCGTAGTTAACTAGAGGATACGCAAATATGAGCAGACCAAAACCAACTGTATTGAAAGAGTTTGTAGACAAAAAGACTTATAAGACTGAGCAAATTTTGCGGTCTGATGCCATATGGGCAGTATTCTTTCAAAATCATCCCTTCAATCTTAAAAGTGCAAATATGCTTACTAGTTATCCAGGTCCTAAATACAAAAAGACTAGTTTTTCTAATCCCGGGCATGCACTTAATCTTGCAAAAAAACTAAACAGTTTATTTGATAGTGACGAATTTTCTGTAGTAAAACTTACTACGGGCGAAGTGGTATCAGAAGAATGAACTGGAAAGAGACTTATACTAAGCTCTTTCTAAAGGAACTTGGTAAAAGTACAAATTCTGCTACAGTAAGTGAATATATGCCCATATGGTGGAAGAACAACAGGGATAAAGACTCAGGCGGTTTGCGTCTAACAGAGATAGGATTCGATGTACTAACTCTAATAGACTTAGCAACATATGACATACCATATCCAAGAGATGTACCATTATCTACTCAAGTAATCATACACCTTGACAAGTTTATCGACTGTCCTTACTACCTTACAAATAGAAGTATTGTAGTGACAAACGAAAAAAAGGCAGTCGAGCTAACTCTTTTCAGTGGTGATTTACGCAAATACGGCCTAACAAAAGCAATTACACGGCAAAATAAATCCTAACTTATTGTTTTTAAACAAGTTCTATTCTTAGAAAATGGTTGACAAATCCTGTAGATGTGTTATTATATATGTATAGTTTAAATAAAACACAAAACAAAGAGGGTACTACAACATGGATACTGCAACTCGTACAGTTAGCCCAAACGGCGCAAAAGCAAGCATTAAACATGCACTTACTAAAAAGCGTCCTATCTTCCTATGGGGACCTCCAGGTATTGGTAAAAGTGATATTGTTAAACAGATTACTAATACATTTTCAAATTCACATTTAATTGACATTCGCTTGTCACTTTGGGAACCTACAGATATTAAAGGTATTCCATACTTTGACAGCAACTCAGGCACAATGGTGTGGGGCGCACCTAGTGAATTACCAAGTGAAGAGTTTGCGGCACAGTTTGATCACATTGTTCTTTTCTTAGACGAAATGAATTCAGCGGCACCTAGTGTACAAGCGGCAGCATACCAGTTGATTCTTAACCGCAAGGTAGGCACTTACAAGTTGCCAGACAATGTTATGATTGTTGCGGCAGGCAACCGTGAAGCAGACAAGGGCGTTACATATCGTATGCCTGCTCCGTTGGCTAACCGCTTTATCCACTTAGAACTTGCTGTTAACTTTGATGACTGGTTTGAATGGAGTGTAAACAACAACATACACAAAGATGTAGTCGGATACTTAACTTTTGCAAAAAAAGACTTGTACGATTTTGACCCTAAAAGCCCTAGTCGTTCGTTTGCTACGCCCCGTTCGTGGTCGTTTGTAAGTGAATTATTAGATGACGGATTGAATGAAATCACTACTACTGACTTAGTAGCTGGCGCAGTTGGTGAAGGATTGGCTGTCAAGTTTATGGCTCATCGCAAAGTTGCTTCGAGCATGCCTAATCCAACTGACATTCTAGCAGGCAAAGTAAAAGAGATGAATAGTAAAGAGATTAGTGCAATGTATTCATTAACTGTTTCACTTTGCTATGAACTTAAAGATGCCTGTGACAAAAACGATAAAAAATTCGACTCTATGGTTAATAATTTTTTACGTTTTGCAATGGACAATTTCGATACTGAACTAGTTGTTATGGGCGTTAAGCTTGCATTAACTCAGTATTCATTGCCCATTGATCCAGACGAAGTAGAATGCTTTGATGAATTCCACGAACGTTATGGTAAGTACATTAAGGCTGCACAAGGCGCTTAATGTAATAGAAAGTGGGCTCTTTTGGCCCACTTTCCTCTATTTTTTTGGTTGACATACTAAGTAAATATGTTATAATATATGTATAAGTTAACAAAAGGGCGGCAATAATGGCTACTAAAGATACACAAAGTAAACTAAAAAACTTTACTCCGGACCCAGATATTACTTTAGAAGCATTAGAAACAATGCGTGTAGAGGTGCTTGACCGTATTATTGTAGCTCGTATAGGATTACTACTACGGCATCCCTTTTTTGGTAATATGGCTACACGTTTACGGATTGTTGCCGCTGATGACTGGCTTGGTACTGCGGCTGTAGACGGTCGTAATTTGTACTACAACACACAATTCTTTAATGCAATGAATAATAAAGAAATTGAATTTGTTGTTGCACACGAAATTTTGCATATGGTATTTGATCATATCGGACGCAGAGAAGATCGCGACCCTATGATCTACAATATTAGCGCAGACTATATTGTAAACAATACACTAGTACGAGATCGTATTGGCACTATTCCTAGCATTGTAAGTTGCTATCAAGACTTTAAATATGAAGACTGGACTAGCGAAGAAGTATATGATGATATATATGAACAGGCTAAAAAGAACGGCGAAGAATACTTGAAGCAACTTGGCGAAATGTTAGACGAACACCTTGATATGGACGCAGATGATGAAGGTAGTTCAGACGGTGACATAGGCGAAGACGGCAATGGTAATACTACAAGCGGAAGTAAGCCTACCTATTCCAAAGAACAAGAAAAACAGATTAAAGATGAAATCAAAGAGAATATGATCTCAGCGGCACAGAGTGCAGGTGCTGGTAATGTTCCAGGTGCAGTTGCACGAATGATTAAAGAGCTTACAGAGCCTAAAATGAACTGGCGTGAGATTATTCGACAGTCGGTGCAAAGCACAATTAGAAGTGACTACACATTTAGTCGTCCGTCACGCAAAGGACAAATGAGCGGCGCTATATTGCCTAGTATGGATTTCCAAGACACTATTGATATTGCTGTTTGTATAGACATGAGCGGTTCAATCGGCGAAGTGCAAGGCAAGGACTTCCTAGGTGAAGTGCAAGGCATTATGGAAGAGTTTCCAGACTATAACATTAAGGTATGGTGTTTTGACACTCGAGTGTATAACGAAGAAGACTTTGAAGCAAATGACGGTAAAGACTTGTTAGACTACCAACTAATGGGTGGTGGTGGCACTGACTTTATGGCTAATTGGACATATATGAAAGAACAAGATTATGTTCCTAAGAAACTTATTATGTTTACAGATGGGTATGCTTGGGATAGCTGGGGTATCGCAGACTATTGTGATACAGTGTTTGTTATTCACTCACATCATGATAAGAACTTGCAAGCACCGTTCGGCCAAACAGCACACTACGAGGCAGCAGCTTGAAATTAAAAGAACCAAACGCTTTAAATTTTTTCGGATTGCGGAGATCAAATATACCTCCTCCGCATTTCGAATACATCCTTTTGCCTCCAAGATACAATTTAGATAAAAGTTTGATTAAATGGATAGAGCAGAACCTTAGAGGTCGCTTTTATGTAGGCAAAGCTGTTGCATTATCTAATAGCAACAATATCGATAACATGACTAAAGTTGGGTTTGAGGAAGCTAAAGAACTTTCTTATTTCACTTTGGCGTGTCCTTATTTGAAATACAATTAAATATAAAGACAATGAACATATAGGAGATTATTATGTCTGAAGATAAAAACGAAGTAGTAGAAGATGCAGCAACACAGGCAGCAGCACCAGAATCAGGTCCTGAGTTAACTGTAAACGATTTGGCATCAATTAAACAAGTTATTGATGTAGCAAGTCAACGTGGTGCATTTAAACCAAACGAAATGGTATCTGTTGGTACTATCTATAGTAAATTAGAAACGTTCTTATCAGCAGTATCTGCTGCACAACAAGAACAACCTAAAGGAGAATAATAATGGCTGACATAAAGCACGTAGGTCGAATTATAAAAACTAAGAAAAAATGCGGAGTAGTATATCGGGTAGTGCCTGGCGAACCAGAGAACTGTATTGTAGTAATGACCGAAAGTTTAGACGCAGCTGATCATGACTCATTTATTAATTTGATTAACTCTACTACTGCACAACAATCAGAAGAGTTAGGCGAAGCAATGGCAAGATCACAACTATCCGACGGTAGTAATATGCTTGCTCGATTCCATAAAACTGGCCGTATGCAAAAAGTTGCTACTGAATTAGTAGAAATTACACCTAACAATAATGCATCTATTAACTTATCTGAGCTAAACAACGTTATTGCTCAACAAAAAGGTGTTACTGTTGCAGATCTTGCAATCGGTGGTGCTAAGCCGCGGGCAGGCGACGAAGGCAGTGTTAATGCAGCTGATGCATATACTACTGGCACACCGGTACGCGAAATGGGTGCAATGGATGAAGTTGTTACAACTAATGAAGGTGTAATCACTGACGAAATTCTTGCTGCAAAATATCGTAGTGATGCAGATCGTATGAGTAAAGAAGCAGCGACATTGCGTAGACAAGCAGAAGAGTTAGTTCCTACTAAAAAGACTCCTAAGAAAACTGTCAAGAGTGCCTAAAAAGAACCTTCCTCCTTCAGTTATTGATACCTGGCCAGAGATTTTTAAAGAAATAAATGTTGATGTTGTTCCAATAAAATATTTGGATAGCATCAATGTGAAGTTTAAGGATGGCAAAACTTGGGAGATCGATATTAAAAAAACTAAAGCTAAACACGATATAGATATAGAATCTAGTTTAGAAGAACTTTTTGATACACACGAAGAACATATTGCTAGTATAGATTTTAGGTTAGATACTGAGCAAGTTAAAATCGACATCAAGAAACGCACCCAACAATTTATGAAAAAACGAAAGTAATCTTTCTTATCAAAAGCATAAATACATGTAACAAAGGATTCAGGAGTTTATAGATGGCTTTACAAGTTAGACGCGGCACAAATGCAGAACGATTAGCAATTACCCCATTAGAGGGCGAATTAGTATTTACAACAGATACTAAACAATTATATGTCGGTGACGGTGCTACTGCTGGCGGTATTACTAGTATTGCAAATACAATTGACTCATTATTTGAAGATAAAACACCGCAACTAGGTGGACAATTAGAGTTAAACGGTAATAATATTAATGGGCCTGGAAACGTTAATATTACTGGAAATGTTACAGCTACAGCGTTTATTGGAGACGGAAGTGGTCTTACTGGAATAAGTGGAGTCGGCGGAGTCGGCGGATCAATTAGTATTGGTGCTGACGATAGTACTGTAAGACTTATTGGACCTGGTGAAAGCTTTTTAATAAAAGGTGGCACAAATGTAACAACTACAAGTGATGCTGAAGGAAATATTACTATTGTTTCTGTTACAGAATTATCAAGCGATACAACTCCACAACTAGGTGGTGGCTTAGACTTAAACGGTAATGATATTACTGGTACAGGTAATATTAATATTACTGGAAACATTACTGGTTCAGGTAATCTTAATATTACTGGAAACATTATTGCTAGTGGCACTATTAACTTAGGTGATGGTGTTGGAGATGATGTACTTGTTATAGGCGGAACATTACAAGGACATTTAGTTCCGAACACTTCATACACCTATAACTTGGGTTCATCAACAAAGCAGTTTAACGAAGGCTGGATTAGCTCACTTAATGTAGAAAACCAACTTACTGTTGGAGATATTAACGGCAATCTTGTTGCAGACGATAGTACTGTAGTATTTAATTCATCAACCGGTCTTATTGCTGCGGCGCAACTTACTGGGACATTTACTGGTGATGTAATAGGCAACATAACAGGTAATGCAAATGGATCACACACAGGCACATTTGACGGCGATGTAACAGGTAGTGTGTTTGGCGACAATTCAACTTTAATTGTTGACGGTGTTAATAATACTCTATACGGAAATCTAACAGGCGATGTAGATGGTGACTTACGAGGCAGTGTGTTCCTTGATAATAGTAGTTTAGTAATAGACGGACAATTTGGCGATGTATATCCAAGAAAGATCGTATCAGACGGTCTACTAAGAATAACAACTCCGGCTGCGGCTACAACAAACTTTATACAAATGGAATCAAATGATCAATATACGTCATTAGCGTTATTACGCACATCTGATTCAGACTTAACAGGCACTAACCAAAGATATGGTCAACTTAGATTTGGTAAAAATGACTCGTCTGGCAGAACTGATAGTAATATTATTTCAGGCAATGAAGATTTTTTATGGATCTTCAATGGTGCCGACGGCGTAGTTGCAGATAGCAAACTACTAGCGTTATCAGAAGGTGATGTAGGAATCGGAACTGTTACTCCAGCTGCCAAGTTAGATGTACAAGGTGCTATTAAGCCAGGTGTATATGCTGATAACACAGCTCGTGATGCAGCAATTACATCACCAGTAGCAGGTATGATGATATTTAACACAACAGGTACTAAGTTCCAAGGGTATACTGGTAGTGCTTGGGTAGATTTAAACTAATATTTTAGATTATGTCTTTTCAGCATAATACTCAAAATAAAAATTTAATTACATTATTTTACGAATGCGGATCAGGAGGAGAATTCCTAGTGTATCTGCTAGGGATGCATCCATTTGTGTCTGCTAGAAACTTTAGTGTTGACAGTTTAAATAGATGGACAATATGTGATAACTTTTGTAGAATGTCTGGAAGAGGTTTAGAAGAGTCATTAGATAATTGGCAACTGCCTCCCAATTACGACTGGTATATAGCAAGAGATCATGCTAATTTGTTATGTCCTACAAATAAATGGAAGGATAAGTTAGGCCGTAATTTACAAGACGGAATTAAAGACTTTAATAATTTTTACAGTAATTATTGGAAAAAATCAAAAACAATTTGGTTAGACATTGATACTATAGACGACTTGAAATTTATAGATCGTTTAGGTGCATATAAGAATTTTCAAACAGAACATATACATTATAATGAAAATGAATATGTAACAAGATTCAACGATTTAAAACAAAGATTAATAGAAAAAAGAAAAAACTTTACTGGAGATTATTTAACTGTTAATGTTAGTTCTCTATGGCATAACGACACTAAAGTACAACTACAAAATATAATAGACTATCTCGAGTTAGACGAATGTTTTTTTGATATATGGTTAAAATTAATAGATCATTGGAACACGGAAAACAAAAAAATAAATTGTAGTCTTAATAACTGTGTTCCTATGAGTTTATAACTTTTTCCATTCTGCATAAAGTCTTATTTTATTATTATCTAATTTATGATTATCTATTTGATAATCTATAACACTGCATCCAAATTTATTAGCAAAAAAGTAGTTATGTTTTTGTGTCCATTCAAAGAACGGTATTGTTTTACATTCTTCGTTATTATGATCGGCTTTGCCAGGATTTTGCCTCCAATAAATTCTACCACCTTTTTTAACTAGACTAACTATTTTTTTAATTTGGGCTGCAATATGTTCTTCTGCTCCAAAGTTAATACTTCCCATACAGAGTATTACGTCCCATTGAATGTTAGAATTATTAAAGTTTTCTAATGAGCATTGCTCGTTTCCGTAAAAAATTGCCGGATCAAAAGCATACAGTCTATCGCCAAGATACGCTTTAAACGGATTGTAACCACATCCTATATCTAATACTGTTTCGTCTTGATTAATCTTAGATGCAATATTAGATACATTAGTTATGGCCCAATTATCGCCAGACTTCCAATGATTTGCAAAATAAGCATTAACTAATTTTTGGTTGATAGACATAAACTACAGTGTCCTTTTCTTTGTAATTATAATCTTCTTTAATGCCATTATGACTAATATTAAGAGAATTAGCTAATTCATA